ATACACGCATATTGGCTGTACTACGTACACGAAAAGAAAAACATAGCGCATAACAAAGAAACTTTATATGATACTAAATACATTGAAGATGTTGTTGGTTACTGCGACGATATACCATGCAGTGCCTGAACAAACAGACAGTACTCCACACATAACAGCTAGTGGTAAACATATTAATATGGAAGATCCACAATCACACAGGTGGATAGCTGTTAGTAGAGATTTAGAAGCTAAAGGCTTGACCTTTGGCGTAAAAGTAATAGTAACAGGTGCGGGCGATCTCGATGGAGAATGGACCGTACAAGACAGAATGAATAGAAGATGGACATCACGTATAGATTTTTTAGTTTCTAAAAAATTAAAAGCTGGTAAATGGGAAAATGTGACAATAGAGATTAAAAGATAAATAGTAATAGGCAAATGTCATACGAAAGAAATATAAAATGGTTAAATGATAGACGTATATTATATAGGCAAGATCCTATTAATGATATACCTAGCATAGAAACTAAAGAATATAAATACTACGAAGACGGTACGTATGAGTGTTATCATTTATTTAATAGTAAAGCTAAGATAACAACATACAAGTCGTTGAAATGGCACATGCTCGTGTTATATTATTTAAACCCTGACCCTAATGAGGAACTATATACAGTGTTTAGATTTATAGCAGACAAACAAAATGGTTTTGTAACCTTCTTCATAAAACAAAAAATATTAAATGATATGATAGAAGATGTTTTTAACCAAGGTGGTGATGCACCATCGAATAAGCTACGTAAAGTAGTATTTAACATGTACTCAGGATTAGACTTGAGTCAGAAACTAAGTATTGTAGGAAAATTAATAGGTAGATCATCACGTGTTGATGAAGAATCTATATACCAATGCATGCTAAACTTAAACCATGATGCAAAAAGAATAACATGGGGCAGAGTAGCTGGGTTGCTTGATTGTTCTACAAGAACTATTTATAGAAATTTAAGTAAACAAGTCAAAAAAGAAAAACAAATATTAAATGAAGAAATATAACGTAGTTAATTATGTTAGATGGAAGAATGATGTCGTTGAGTCGATCAGATCAGTACCATTAGAGCTTAGAGAACAAGCAGAAAATAACGTATTTACTAACTTAAACAGAGAACAGACTATAACTATGTTTCTACCACTAGTAGAAAACATATCTAGAAAATTCTCTACAACTCAACAAGCTTCTGGTGTTATGACTATAATGGACTTAATACAAGAAGGTAGTTCTGGTTTAACAAAAGCAGTGGACAGGTTAGATTTAAATTTATTACAAGAATCTCCTGATCAAGAAAAAACTATAAAATCTTTTTTATCAAAAAGAATAAGAGGTCAAATAAGAAGAGCTATAGATATTAATCGTGGTGACATGAGAATACCTGAGCATAAACTTAACGAAATTAGACGTAACTTTGGTAAAGATAAGAAAATGGTTTCAATGTTTTTTAATTCTATATTTTTAAGTATAGATGACAAACCAGCTGATAATGAGGATATGGTTTATCAAATACCTGATAAGTCAGAACCTTATAACATGACCATGCTAAATATGTATCTTGATGGTATATTGAAAAGATATTTAACAGAAAAAGAATATCAAGTATTAACATTAAGTTATGGATTACATGGCGACAAACACTCTGCGAAAGAAATTGCAAGCTTATTAAAAATTGAAGGCAGTTCATCTTACGTAAGAGTTTCACAGCTAAAAAAACAAGCTGTAGATAAACTTATAGATAATGTAGATCACTCGCAAGTGCTTGATTATCTGTAGTTTATGGAGCGGATTTTATTTAACAATGATTCGCTAACGTGTAATTATATATATAGACTAAATTAAATTAAATATGACTTTAAATGAAAAACTGGCTCAGATCCAGACAAAGTTTAAATCGAAGAAAAGTAGATTTAACTCCTTCGGCAAGTACAACTTCCGATCAGCCGAAGACATTCTCGAAGCAACTAAACCTTATCTATTAGAATTAGGGGTATCAGTTACAATCAACGAAACACTTGTTGATGGTAGTTCATTTCCTATAATAGAATCGACTGCTACGGTTAGTGATGGCGAAAGTGCTATACACGCAACCGCACTAGTAGGTGTAGACTTAGAACAAAAAGGTATGCAAATGCCTCAAAAGTTCGGTACAGCTTCGAGTTATGGGAAGAAATACGCATTAGGAAATTTATTCTTAATTGATGATACAGCAGATGCTGACGCAACAAACGGCTTACCAATGGATAACTTAGCTATTAAAAAAGCTAAATCATTTGTACAAGCTGGAGGTCAACTAGATGCTATCAAAAAGAAATATAATGTAACTCCTGAAATAGAAAAACAAATAACACTATAGTATGACTAAAAAAGAAATCCTAAAAAAGCTAGAAAATGACGAGGACTATTATGGAGCTTTTGGCAGGAAATACCTTAGTAATTCAGACATAGGAACTTTGCTTACTAACCCATTAGCGTTTAAGAAGCCTAGTAAACCTAGTTCAGCATTTCTTATAGGTGGTTATTTTCATACTTGTATACTTGAGCCAGACAAGCTTAAGAAATATAAGATCGTAGAATCATCAAGTAGAAATACTAAAGCTTATAAAGAAATGTCTGGTGGTGAGTTATGTTTATTACAACATGAAGTAGATGGTATAGAGTTAATGTCAGATAAAATGATGAACAATGAAGTTTGTAGTAGTTTAATACAAGGCAATAATGTAGATTATGAAGTGCCAGCTGTTAAAAAGCTAGGTGACTACATGTGGAAAGGAAAAGCCGATATTGTAAATCATGAAGACAAACTAGTTATTGATTTGAAGACAACAGCAGATATAAATAAGTTTCGCTGGTCAGCATCAAAATATAACTATGACTCACAAGCATACATATATCGAATGTTATTCGGTTATGATATGGTTTTTATTGTAATAGATAAGACGACACATCAAATAGGAATATTTGATTGTTCAGATGAATTTTACTCAAAAGGTAAAGACAAGGTCGATAGAGCAGAAAAAGCTTATGAGCTGTTCTATAAGTCCGAGGGTTTCGATCCTAAACAATATTTCATAAGTAAAACACTTTAATATAATAATTATGGCAAGAAAAAGAAAAGTTACAACAAAAGAATGTGCAATGACAGGAATGACATTTCCTACAACAGAGTTTTATGCAAACAAAAATGCATCAGACGGTTTACATTTGTACAGTAAAAAAGCTGACAACTTTAGACGTAGATTACAAGCTACGGGAGCTTCGGTAGGTACTACTGAGCTAAGAACAATGTTTAATAATTTATTTCAAACAACAGTATAATATGGCAAGTATAATAGCTACAAGTATTAACCTTAATACAATACCTAAAGATAAAATTATTATAGGTAAAAAAGGTAAATACTTACCGATAACCATCACGTTAAATGATGAGTTAGATCAGTTTGGCAATCAAGGTCCTGTGTCTGTACAACAGACTAAAGAAGAAAGAGATGCTAAAACTGCTAAAACTTATTTAGGTAACGTAAAGGTGGTTTGGACGAACGGCGATAATGTCGCGGTTGCACCAAGAACAGATCAACCTCAGCAAGCAGCACCAGTTGCTGCACCAGCAGATGATCTACCCTTTTAGTTGTGAAATGTGTGGGCAAAAAGTATCGCAGGAGGAACATGATTTCTGTGATATATGCCCAGACTGTAGAGACGGAGAGTAACAATTAAATTAAATTAAATGCAAGTAGAAGAAAGAGAGATTAATGGATTTTTGATTGATGATTTCAATCAACACAACCTTGAAGTAGGTAAAACACAAGGCACATGCCCTGTTTGTTCACACACAAGGAAACCTGAGAATAAGAAAAAGAAATGTGCTTCTTATGATTGGGAACGTGGTCTCGGTACTTGTCACAACTGTGATTCAACTTTTCAATTACACACGTATCAACGTAAAGGTACTAGCGATAGAGAATATACGGTTCCAAATATGGAACCATCTAAAGTACCAAGTAGTAAAGTTGTTGAATGGTTTAAGTCTAGAGGTATATCTCAGAAAACTCTTGTCGACTTAGATGTCGGCGAGGGTTCTGAGTTTATGCCACAGACTGGTAAGAATGAGAACGCGATAAAGTTTAATTATTATATGGGTAACAAGCTCATTAATATTAAATACCGAGACGGGCGTAAAAACTTTAAACTATATAAAGGTGCTGAAAAGATCTTTTACAATATAAATAGTATTGTAGGTCATGACACTTGTATAATAGTTGAAGGTGAAATGGATGTCTTGGCATTACATGAAGCAGGTTTGCCTAATGTAATATCAGTACCTAATGGGGCGACACTTAATCACAATAACCTAGATTACCTAGATAATTGTATTGATTACTTTGATGACAAAGAGAAAATAATATTAGCTGTAGATGCTGATGAACCTGGCAATATGCTTAGACAAGAGTTTATACGTAGGCTAGGCGCTGAGAATTGTTTTTTAATAGATTTTGAAGGTTGTAAAGATGCTAATGAGTATTTGCAAGCACATGGTGTAGAAGCACTAAAAGTTGCTATACACGCTGCGCATGCTGTACCGTTAGAAAACGTAACAACCCTTAAAAATATAGAAAATGAACTTAAAGATTTTGTCAAAAATGGCTTCAAGCCTGGCTTTCAAATTGGTTTGTCTAACTTTGATAGTGTGTTCAGTACTTATACTGGCCAGTTTATCACTGTTACTGGGATACCTAGTAGCGGAAAGTCAGATTTCGTTGATCAGATGGTAGTAGGTTATAATAAGATGTATGGTTGGAAGACAGCTTTTGCTAGTCCTGAGAATGCACCCATATATTTACACGCCCACAAGCTTATGCGTAAGACCTGGGGTGATATGCCTGCACCTGGTGATATTGGCAACAGTAAATGGAAAGAAGTTTCCGATCATGTTAATGATAACTATTATTTCATAGACATGGATAAATATAGCTTAGAATCAGTACTACGTAAAGGTGCTGAGCTAGTCAAACGTAAAGGTATTAAATGCTTAGTTATTGATCCTTTCAACAAGGTTAGAGATACAAATGCAGTTTCAGATGATGTTAATAGATATACTATGGACTATCTAGCAAAGATAGAAGCCTTTTGTAAAAAGTATGATGTTTTAACATTTATAGTAGCACATCCAACTAAAATGTATAAAGGCCAAGATGGAAAGATAGAAGAACCTACAATGTATAATATAAAAGGTGGTGGTGAATGGTATGATGCTAGTTATCACGGTCTGTTAGTACACAGAGATTATGAAGCTAAAAATACTAAAGTTAAAGTATTAAAATGTAAGTTTCAAAACCTAGGTGAGAACGGAGCAGAATCCTTCTTTACATGGGAACATAGATCTGGTTCTTTTATACCACAAATAAATGCGGTAAACGAAGCTGAACCTATGCCTTGGGAAGCATGAGAAAGAAAAAACAAAGAGATCCCGGTTACTCTTACAACAGTGATGAATACAAAGCATATCACTGGTGTATAAACAATGGAATATATATATCACCTTTTTGTAAAGAAAACTTTATGAGTTGGTATATAGACATAAATATAAACGGTAAGATAAATAGATCACCTAAGTATTATGATTCTAGAGAACTATGGGAAGTTATATTTAACTATTATAAATACTATTACGAAAAATATGCGAAGAAAATTCACACACGCTAACGAAGCTTTTAATTGTATAATGCATGAGCTTATAACAACAGGTGCAGACTTTGATAATACCAAAGCTTTGTTTAATGTTGGCTTTACAATTTCAGACCCAATGGATAATCATATTAAAAATAAGTTTAGAAAATGGTCTCATGAATATGCAGAAGCTGAATGGCAATGGTACTTATCAGGAGATCCTAGTATAGATAAGCTAGGTGAATTATATGGTAAGGTTCCACCTATATGGGAAACAATGGCTGATAGCGATAGAAATGTAAGATCTAACTATGGTTGGCAATGGCAACGTAATAATCAAATAGATTATGTTGTTGCTAAATTAAGAGACAACCCTAACACTAGACACGCGGCTATCAGTATATACGACTGTAAAGAACACAACACGTATGCTAAAGATACGCCGTGTACTTATGCAATACAGTTTACAATAATAGACAATAAGCTTAACATGTCTGTTTATATGCGTTCTAATGACATCTGGTACGGTTTCTGTAATGATCAATATCAATTTACATCATTGATGAAAATGATTGCAGACAGACTGTCTATTGACGTCGGATGGTATTACCATCACGCACATAACATGCACATATATAACGATAAATTATGACATATCATTTATACCACATTCCGGGTAAAAAGATAGGCGTTACCTGTGATCTTAATAACCGGGTCACAATACAACAAGGCTATTCACCCGATGAATATGAAATATTAGAAAGCTCAGATGATATAGATTATATATCTTCTTTAGAGTTAGAGAGACAGAGAGAATATGGGTACCGAGTAGATATGGTACCATACAAAAACCTTAAACCAACAAACAGTATGAAAATAAACGTGACCGAACAAACCACAACCTTCCCTTGTCCAGTTAATAAACTAAAAGGACAACTTATGGATAACATAGGGATAAAATGGCAACACCCAGAATATGGAGAATTTAAAGTAACAGTTGAAATGGTTCATTGGATCATGAACAACGTTAAAACCTCCATGTTTAATAATGATAGATGCTACGTATACAACAAAGCTTTATCAAACTTCACAAACAGAACACCTGATAGCAATGTCGATATGTTTATACTAGAATCAACTAATGATAAACCAACAGACAAAATGTTTGATCTTATAAGAACATGGGCCAAAGACAGAGGCTTATATGATGAAGGTAATTCACACACGCAATACGTTAAATTACAAGAAGAGGCTGGAGAGCTTGCAAAAGCTTTATTAAAAAATGATAAGCCAGAAATAATTGACGCTATTGGTGATATGGTTGTTGTACTTACAAACTTAGCACATTTAGAAGGTGTTGATATTGAAACGTGTATAGCAACAGCATATGAAGTTATAAACAAGAGAACAGGAAAAATGATTAACGGAACATTTGTGAAAGATGAGAATTAAAACAGAAGATAAAATAGTTCAACAAGTCTTAAGAAAGATGGACGAACGAAGCCTTATAGGCCAGAAAAAGTACGGTGCTACAATGATGCAAGAGATCGAAGGTCAAGAAAAAGATCTTAATAGATTTCTAATTGATGTACAAGAAGAACTAATGGATGCAATACTGTATATACAAGCAGCTAGAAGATGTTTAGAAGATGAGATAGAAGAAGTTGCTTATAAAAGATTTACTACAGATGTAACCAATATAGAAGTAAATGAAGAAAAGATTCTTTAAAAGAAAAAAAGGACCTGTTCAGTCTAAGAAAATTACGTATGACGGGATAAACTTTGCATCAGGTTTAGAACGTTATATGTGGATGGCTTTAAGAAAAGCCAAGATCAAGGCTCTTTACGAGGGCCAAACATTTGAACTGGTTGAAGCTTTTGATTTTCCATTTGAATCTTATGAAAGATGCGGTAATGGAAAGGGTGATTATAAAAACAGAGGTAATAAAAAGATTTTAAATATAAAATACACGCCTGACTTTATAGGTAAAGGTTTTGTAATTGAAACAAAAGGTAGAGCTAACGAATCTTTTCCATTAAGATGGAAGATGTTTAAAAAGCTAATGGCAAACAATAGGATAGGACCTTTTACCCTGTATAAACCTCAAAATCAAAAAGAGTGTGATATGACTGTTGAACTTATAAAAAAAATAGATGGAGGAAAATAATTGGGAATTAAGCTTTGGCTTATTTAACGGAATACTATTTGGGTATAGACAATATCCAGAAGAAGATAAAATAGATCACGTAATTTACGTAGGTATATTTGACATTTGTTTAACTTTAAACTATTAAAATATGGGATTATTTGATGAGCGTATCGCATACAAACCATTTGACTACCCTGAGTATTATACTGAGGGTTGGTTAAAACAAGCTCAAGCATTTTGGTTACATACTGAAATACCAATGAGTGGAGATGTTAAGGATTGGAACGAATCTTTAACAGTAAAAGAGAAACACCTAGTAGGAAATATCCTATTAGGTTTTGCTCAAACTGAATGTGCAGTAAGTGATTACTGGACGCAGAAGGTAGTATCGTGGTTTCCAAAGCACGAGATACAACAAATGGCTATGATGTTTGGCTCACAGGAAACTGTACACGCTGTAGCGTATAGTTATTTAAATGAAACATTAAAATTAGAAGATTATGAAGCGTTCTTACATGAACCTGCTACGGCTGATCGTTTTGACAACCTCGTTGCATATGATGGCAACGATAGAGTCGGTATCGGAAAGTCATTGGCTGTTTTTTCTGCTTTCGCAGAGGGAGTTTCTTTATATTCTGCTTTTGCAGTACTTTATAGCTTTCAGCTACGTAATTTACTCAAAGGGATCGGGCAACAAATGAAATGGTCCGTAAGAGATGAATCTTTACACAGTAGAATGGGTTGTCAGTTGTTTAGACACATGTGTGATGAAGATAAAACTCTTTTGCAAGATTGTAGAGAAGACATAATAGATGCATCTAAGATAATGGTTGAGCTAGAAGAAAAGTATATAGATAAGATGTTTGAAATGGGTGACATTGAAGGCATTAAAGCTTATGACTTAAAACAATTTATAAGAAAAAGAACAAATGAAAAACTTACGGAATTGGGTTACATCGATCTTGGATCGTACTTCTCATATGACGAAGAAGCAGCGGGTAATTTGGATTGGTTCTATCATCTTACTGGGGGTCATACCCACACTGATTTTTTCGCGATTAGGTCAACTGACTATAGTAAAGCAAATGAAGGAGAAGATTTTGAAGATGTATGGTAAATTATAAATGGAGAAAATTTCTTGTTGAAAGAAGAAGACAATTAAAACCACTAGAAAGAATGGCTACCCGTATTGGATATATGGGTGCCGGTTTTCTAGTTGCAGCTCAGTGGACTTTAGAGCCGATGCTATACATAGTAGGTTTTATTTGTGTTATGATACAAACAGGATCGAGAAAACAATGGAATTTAGTAGCATTAAACCTTAATGGTTTATTTGCTTGGATTAAACACTTAATAACATAAAAAAAATGGCAGAAAAATTTAAAACACACATGATGTATAAAGGCTCTAAGAGCGTTAAAGCAGCAACATATAAAAAACATTTAGAATTAAAAAAGAAAGGATATACACACACTAAACCTAAAAAATAATGTGGAGTAATAGATGGAAAAAAGGTGTAGACTACCCAAGTTGGGCTGAGTCTGACGTATACAAGAAAACAATACAAGGAGGATATTTATTAGAAGATGAAACACCAAGACAAGCGTACAGAAGAGTTGCTAAAACAGTTGCGACTAGATTACAGAAGAAAGAAATGGAGGAAGTCTTTTTTGATTACATTTGGAAAGGTTGGCTCTGTCTTGCTAGTCCTGTTCTTAGTAACACTGGTACTGATAGAGGTATGCCAATAAGTTGTTTTGGTATTGATGTCGCAGATAGTATAATAGACATTGGCCAAAAGAATTTAGAAATGATGTTGCTAGCTAAACACGGAGGCGGAGTTGGTATTGGTATAAACCAAATAAGACCAGCAGGATCAAACATAACAGGTAACGGCACATCAGATGGTGTTGTACCTTTTTGTAAAATATATGATTCTACTATTTTAGCTACAAATCAAGGATCAGTTAGAAGAGGAGCAGCATCTGTAAATCTAAACATTGAACATGAAGACTTTGAAGACTGGGTTGAAATAAGAGAACCTAAGGGTGATGTAAACCGTCAATCACTTAATCTACATCAATGTGCAGTCGTAGGTGATAAGTTTATGAGAAAGCTTAGAGATGGAGATAAAGTTGCTAGACGTAAATGGGGTAAGTTGTTACAAAAGCGTAAAGCTACAGGAGAACCTTATATAATGTTTAAGGGTAATGTTAATAAAAATAACCCTTCTGCTTATAAAGACAATGCATTAAAAGTACACATGACTAATATCTGTAGTGAAATAACTTTACACACAGATGAAAATCATAGCTTTATATGTTGTTTATCTAGTTTAAACTTATCTAAGTATCACGAGTGGAAGAACAGTAATTTAATATATGATAGTATATGGTTTTTAGATGGTGTATTAGAAGAGTTTATACAAAAAGCTAAAAACAGAAGAGGTTTTGAAAACTCTGTAAGATCTGCTGAAAAAGGTAGAGCATTAGGTTTAGGTGTAGTTGGATGGCATACTTATTTACAACAGAAAGGTTTACCTTTCGAAGGATTATTATCACAATATGAAACAAGAAGAATATTTTCGCAAATTAAAATCGAATCGGAAAGGGCTAGCATGGCGTTGGCAGAAGCTTATGGTGAACCATTATGGTGCGTTGGCACAGGATTTAGGAACACTCATCTTAGAGCTATTGCTCCTACTGTTAGCAACAGTAAGTTATCTGGGAATATTAGTCCTGGAATTGAGCCTTGGGCTGCTAATGTCTTTACAGACCAAAGCGCAAAAGGTACGTTCATACGTAAAAACCCAACTCTTGAAAAAGTATTAGAAGAAAACAATTTAAATAATAAAAAAATATGGGACCAGATCTTAAAGGACGGGGGCTCGGTGCAGGACGTAAAAGCATTAGAGAAAATTACATTGGGCGATCACGACATACCGCTCAAAGAAGTCTTCAGAACTTTCAAAGAAATCAATCAGCTAGAACTAATTAACCAAGCAGGAATAAGACAACAATATATAGATCAAGCTGTTAGTTTAAATTTAGCATTTCCATCAGAAGCAGAACCTAAGTTTATAAACAAGGTTCATTTAGATGCTTGGAAAAAAGGTATTAAAACCCTATACTATATGAGAACAGAGTCTGTTCTTAGAGGTGACATAGCTAAAGAAGCTACGTCTGAAAACTGTGTAAGCTGTGACGGATAATGGAAAAACAAATAACAATAAAAGACATATTAGATCCTATACCAGTTAGTCTTTTCTTTAAAGAGTATTGGAACAAAAAACACTTGGTAATTAGAAGAAATAAGTATAAAAACTTATTTAACTGGGGTCATTTAACAAAGTATATAAATAGATACCCAAATATTAAGCATCTTCAAATATTAGATTTTGATGATGAAGATAACAGATGGTGTTTAGACAAGGTTAAGTCTGGTAAAATAAAACAAAAGTTTTTTACTAGAAAAGGAATACACGATCTTTGGACTAAAGGTAAATCTTTTGTTATACCTTTTGCGGAGTATGAAAACAAGCAGTTGTTAGATATGTTGTTTGAGTTTGAGAAATACTTTAAACAAGGCCAAGTCAATGTTTATGTTTCACCTAAAGCTGGATCTAAAAGCTTTCCTGCTCACGCAGATCAAACAGAGAACTTTTTGTTTCACCAATATGGTAAGGTTAAATGGACTATATATAAAGAGTTTATTCCTAATAAACCTAAAGAAATACTAGACGAGTTTATACTAGATGAAGGCGATTTGCTATACATACCTCAATATCAGTTTCATAAGGTAGAAACTATTGGGCCTAGAATACTTTGTAGTATACATTTTACTAACAAACCAAAACAAAGCTTAGATAAGTTTGTTATATCAAGTGATAAGGATAATAGAAGAGAGAAATGGCTTAATATGGTAGATGTATTAGAAAAACCAAAAAAACAAGTAATAATAAATAGAAGGTTTCCAATGACATCTAATGGTTGGAAGAGACCTTACTTCAAACACAATCAGAAAAAATGAAAGCAGGAAAAGTATGGGGTGCAACCGAAATGGTACACAAAAACGGAGTACTAGAGTTTCACCGAATAGAATTTAATAAAGGATATAAGTGCTCAGAACATGAGCATAAATTTAAATGGAACGGTTTTTTTGTAGAGTCTGGAGAGATGATAATAAGAGTCTGGCAAGACGATCAAGGTCTTGTAGATGAGACAATATTAAAACCTGGAGATTTTACAATGGTAAAACCAGGTAAGTATCATCAGTTTGAAGGTAAAGAAGATGGAGTTGCATTTGAACTGTATTGGGCAGAGTTTAATCATGACGACATAACTAGAAAAACATCAGGTAAAAAAGTAAACAATGAATAAAAAACCAGGAAGTATTAGAATTTTTATAGGGCACGATTCAAAGTACCCTCAAGCAAGTAAAGTATGCAGGGCTTCAATATTAAAGTATTGGCCAGAAGCTAAGATAACTTATTTAGATAAGTCAGTGTTAAAGAAAAATGGTATTTATGAAAGAGAAGATGTAGAGGGAGAATCAACTGAATTTTCTTTTACAAGATTTTATGTACCTCTTTTAATGAACTATAACGGATACGCTATTTTTTGTGATAATGATTTCTTATGGAGGGTAAATCCTCAAGAGATAAGTAGATACATGAATGAAAGCGCTATATCTGTAGTTAAACATGAAGACTATGAAGCTAAGTCAAATAAAATGGACGGTATAGTTAATAAATCATATCCTAAAAAGAATTGGTCTAGCTTAATGTTATTTAACTGTAACAAATTAAAAAACAAACTATCAAAAGAATATTTAGACAATGCATCACCATCTCAACTACATGAGTTTAAGTTTTTAAATGAAAAAGCTATAGGTGAGTTACCTAAAAGATATAATATGCTAGTAGGTATAGACAAAATAACTAAAAACAATGCAAGGGCTATACACTACACAGAAGGTGGACCTTGGTTTGATGAATATAAAGATTCTGAATTATCTGAAGAATGGTGGAAAGTATACAGCGAGCTGTAAAAAATAAAAGAATAGTATTCGTAGGTAATTCTGTAGAAATTATGAAGCATAAGCTTGGTAAGACTATAGATTCCTACGATATTGTTGTTAGGTTTGGTAGAGCTTTATTAGCAACAACCGAACAAGAAGAGTCAATAGGAACTAAATGTGATATATGGGCAACGGGTCAATTTAGAGCACCGTGCTTTAATACTGCTAAAACTAAGTTTAAGAAGGGTAAGTTTAAAAATACTAAGATTCTTTTAAATAGATGTAGAGGAAACTTTCGTTTAAAAGACTGGATCTTAGAGAATAGATTGCCAGAGAATTTTCCTAGTTATACAGAGATGTATTCAGATGAAGAATTAGTTGAGGTTATGAGTATGTTTGGTAAAAACTTATTCAAACAAGACTTGAGACCAAGTGCTGGTTTTATAACATTACTTTGGTTTATAAACAAAATAAAAACCTATAAATCTATTGATCTTATAGGCTTCGACTTTTTTGCAAAGACAGTACATATACCAGGTCTAAGAGACAAGAGAGGTACTTTAAGTATGGCTGATCCTCATAGTTGGCATTTACCATGTTATGTTATGGATAAGTCAGCTCATGATAAAGATATGGAACAACAGTATGTTTCTTTCTTAGAAAGAAGAGGAGAAGTTAAGTGGCACTTAATTAGTGACACCAATTCTAGTATAATAAAATATGATGGCTGGATGAAGGGTGAGAAGCTTATAAAAGCTGCACCTAAAAAATCTAAGGTATCAAAGATTTAGCTACAAGTTCAGCTATAATTTCTACACATAATAACAATAAAATAGGTAAGATATATTCCCACCAATCGTATTTACCGTTATTGTTTAAATCAAAAAACTTCATATTAACATTTCCATCTGCGTCTAGCAGCTTTACCTCTTTCACCTGTCCAACCTTTTGATCTAGCGCAGAACGATTTTCTTCTTCCAGCCGCTTTACTACCTGGTTTAACCTTACCTGTGACTGCAGTTTTTAATTTACTACCAGGGTTTTTCTTTCTATATGCTTTAACTCCTTTAGCAGTCATTCCTGCTCCTTCCTCCTTAGTTCTGAAATTTCTTCCCTTACCCTTAGTGGTTTTCCTTATCTTACCTTTCTTTTTTAAAAAAGCTGATTCCGGTAGTTCAAACATTACTTTTTAATTTTAACACAATTGTTAACCATCTTAGCCTTACCTCCTTTGGTTTTTTTACCACTAGGTGATTTCTTTTTACCTACGGCTTTGTAACCTTTCCAGCATTTCATTTTCTTTTTAAATGATGACCCTAATTTTTGTGGTCCACATCCTTGTTGAGTGTATGCACTTTCCATGATTAATTATTTTCTACCTGGGTCTTTTACAGTACCACCTTGACTCTTAGGCATATTAGGTACTGGTTTAACGACAGGCTTGTTGTTATTGTTATTATTATTATTATTATTGTTATTGTTGTTATTACTAGTTCCACCAGTTCCTCTAGTTCCTCTATTGTCAGAGTATCTAAACTGATAATTACCGTAATTATGGTTGTTATGATAATAAGGTCTGTAGTAGTTACTGTAAACAGGATAATAGCTATGGTACATGTTAGGTCTAATCTTATCAATAGCAACTAAGATAGTATCTCCTTCTATTGTTACCGCAACTATGTGACTAGCAACAGGCTGTTTTACGTAAGTTCCACACCCAACTAGTAGTGCTAAAAAAAATCCTATTCCTGCGCATCTAACTAAAAATCTTTTGTCTTTGTTTTTCATTTTATATAATTTTATAATAAGTTTTTCTTGATCCCTCTTTTCTATAAGCTTTCAAGCATCTATTTCTATTCTCTCCTTCGTTAACGAAACTAACGTGAACCCAGTCTGGATTCTTATCGTTACCAAACTCCCATATCATTTGATCAAAATCTAAATTTTCTTTGATCCATTTATACATGTAAGCATTAGTAGCATTACCGTATGAATCATCTATGTCCATTGCTTGGCCTTTACAATGTTGTGAAGACAAGCTTCCGCCAATAGCTTTGTTTAAAGATGTTCCACGATAGAAAGAATTTATCTTTATAGGGTGCATTACGTGACCTCTAAGAGGTTCAAATACTTTTTCGCATATTAGCTTCATGTTTTTTAAATGCTCCTCTGTAGGATCATTCTTTAAACCTAGCCTATTTGCTGTTACACTATAAGTTCCTTCTTTGTACGATACGTGTTTACTTAGATTCATGTTTTTTCTTTGTTGATATTACCCAGTCCCAAAATTTGTCTACTAATTTCTGTATTTTTTCTTTCATAATTAAAATCTATTTGCTGTGTTAATTTCGTTTATTGTTTCTTGTATTTCCTTTAAATCTGTAGGTAGTAGTAAATCTAAACCTGCTTTAAATGTTGCTTCTTTCTCACCGTCTTTAAATATTAATAAAGTTGGTGCCATACGTATTCTATATTCTTTTTTAGCTAAAGGAGCTTTACTTATATCAACTCTGTAGTATTTAGCATTTTCAATTTTGCTCCAATCAGCAAAACAATTTACATCATTAAATTTAGCCCAAAATTCTATAACTATAGTGTCGTGATCATCATCGCCAAAAGCGTGTTTACCCTCTATAGCTTCTTGAAAATTAGAATCATCTATCCAATATTCATCAGGAACATCCGATTGTGTATATGATATAAAAGGTATTAATATTAATATTAAAATAAATTGCTTCATGGTTATCTATTTTTTTGTATGTCGTATATTCTTTCGTCTAGTTTATCTAACTTTTCTAATATCATTTCTACATCGTCTTGCGTATCCATGATGGTGTTACGTATTAATTCGTCTTTTAATTCCCACTCTGTTTTAGATATTGCGGGCTCAGGCATTTCCATAGCTAAAGCTATATCTGATTTTAAGCTTAGCCAAACACCTGTTAAAGATATTATAGCAAATATTATTGCGCCTATTGTCTTTAATGATAAACCAAAATCTGGTTTACCATCTCCATCTATATCTATACCGATTTGATGATTTTCGTCTAAATTCTTTGCCATATTATCTAAATGTGAAGTTTAATCCTATATTACTATTGTATATCTTACTGTCCCAAAACTTAGTATATTCACCTTCTATAAATACACCTATTGATTTACTAACTTTCCAACCAAACATTAATCCAGCTTGGTAATCACTCCACTGTTCTAGGTTTGAATCTTCAGCTAAACCACCTTTACCCCAATTGTTTCTATTTAAATAAGAAACATCCTCGTCACCTGTTAAGTATTTGTGATAAGGCATTATCCAGTTACCATAAGCATGTAACCAAAACTTAGATTTATAATGATAAAAATCAAAACCTATAATAGGTGCAACTTCACCGAAAGCATCTATTAAAGCGTGAGCCTCGTTATTAAATCTATTCATAAGATCACCAAATACTTCATCTCTGAATTGAACGTCAGTCCAAGCAACTATGGTTCCGTCAGGATCTGTCCAATACCAATCAGATCTAAAATTACCTAGTTGATCACTAGACTGATAATACCAGTCATCATAACCATATTCAAAACCTAACGAGTACCATGGATTAGCGGTTACCTCTTGACCAGTGATCTCATCTATTTTAGTTTCATTAAGCCATATCTCTATAGGATTATAACCATAAGCTTGTTGGTGTGTTCTATATATAGCTCCAGCTGATATACTAAACTTTTTACCAATAGGTAACCTGGCTCTTAATTCACCAGAAGTATATTCAAAACCTACGTTACCAGATTCTCTGTCTTCTAGTTTTACAATATGATATTTACCAGTGTGTCTTATAAATAATCTTTTATTTGTAAACTCATCACCATTTTGTCTTTCTTTTTCCCAATGTAATAAGTATTCTAAACCTTTAACAGCTGATGTAGGTGCTGATAAAGCTGTTTGTTTTTCTATCTTGTCGTTACCTGTCCAAAAGTTACCTGGTTTACTTTCGTAACCAAATCTAGCTAGTTTACGTATACCAAACCCAAACCTATAGTCATAAGGGTGATATGTTGTTTCATCTATTACTTCTGGTATACCATAAAAATCTGCAGGATCTGTTCTAACAAAATATTCTTTAACCTCTGTTTGAGGGTTGTTCACATCTCCAGCTACGTAAACTGTTCCATACTTTAAAAAGTCGTTATAAACTTCCTTTAAAAACTGACCGCTTACGTTGCTATACACGATCAACGCTAATAATGTAAATAGTTTTCTCATAGTTATTTTCTGTATTTAGTTTTTCTTTTATTACTTGTTTTCTTTAGTCTAGCCTTAACCTTTTCAACAGCTTCGTTCTTAACACCAACATCCCAGGTGTTCCAGCCTAAAAATGTAGCTACTCTTTGCCAAGCTTTGTTCTGTGAATCTAAAGAAGCCATAACGTTATTAACTTTCATTATAGCTCTATCTAAAGGAATATTAGTAGAAGCTGATACCACATTAGCTATAGCTAAAAAAGCTGGGTTATCAACACTCATACCCATTTCAGGTATAACTTTTTTATTGAATTTATATGTTTGTGTTGCTGAATAAATTTTTCTAACCTTACTACCAATAGGAGGAGATAAGTTTATAGCTTCAATCATCGTGTAAGCATGGTCTGCTCTATAATCCTTATCGTTTTGAGCATTAAATTGAAGTATCATATTTTTAATAGTAGATATACCAGCACCATATACACCACCACCTCTTAATAAACTATCAATAGATGTGTTTAAAGCTCTTAGCTTTTTATCTTCTAATTTCTGTGTTAGCTTCTCATCTTCTTCATCGTCAAAAGCTAGTGCAAATAAACCTGATTGTAATGTTGAGAATATTATGTTTTGAATTACACCATAATATATAATCTTGGATATATTAGTCTTTACATCTCCACGACCATTTTTAATGTCTAGAACAGCTTTTTTAATTAATCGAGCGTACTGCATTGGTGTGTTTTGAAACGCAAGTATCAGTCTACCAAGCGGTCCAGCCTGTTGTTGTGATATTAAAGCAGGATCAGCAGATTGTTGTGATTCTTCTGATGTTTTAGCAAAATCACCAAATGCTTTATCTTTAGCTTGAGCCTCTGTCATACCTTGACTCTTATATGTATTGAATCTATTTCTAAAGAAACTAGCACCACCCATTGATATTGCAAAACTATCTGCCATCTGTGTGGGTAAGAAACCTTTTTTCAATAAGTAAGATATAGCAGCAGAAGCTTTATCTGTTTTACCAGCAACAGCTTGTGCTATTTCAGCTTCATTAACATCACTTTGTAATCCAGATCTTCTTTGTTTTAACATGTCTGAATTAAATATCATACTAAAATCAGACCAAAATTGTGGTTGATTAGCAAAAGCCATACCAGCTTTTAGTGGATTATTATCAGACCAGTTTATGAAGTTAATCATAGATATTGTTTGAAGTATAGCTGATCTACTGTTAAAGAACATTATAGCACCAACAGAGTTGTTAACCCAATTCATCCAACTATTAACTAGTTTGTTTTTACCGGTAGTTCTATTCGTACCGTTTTCCATTCTCCATAGTATATCTTCTAAGGCACTTCTATAATCTTCACCATATATAGCCTCGAGTTTATTCATGTTTTTCTCAGAGAATATTTCATTTTTTCTTTCTATCCAGCTAGCTAAGAACTTTTTTCTATTTGTTTTTTGAGCTATACTAAAGTAATCATAAGCTATAGTGCCACTAACCCAGTCTTGACCAGGTTTTATATAACCTTCTTTTAACTTCGTTGTAGCGCCGACTAAATCAGCAAAACCTCTCATGTTACTATTGTTTCTTACTATATCAGATAACTTCTCTATATCTACCTTAGACATACCTGGTATTTCAAATCCAGCCTTGTTCCAAAGATAAACTCTTATAGCTTGCTCATTTGAATATTGTTTATGACCAACATCTTTTAATAAGCTTTTAAACGCTTTAGGAAACCTTTTCTTTAAAGCACTAAAATCATTACCTAAAGCTTGCTTTGCAGCGTTAAGTGATCTTGTACCTGCCCAGTATGGATCTATCAAAGCTTGTGTTAAAAACTTAAGAGATTTATTACCAGCTTCGCCAGAGGGTAAAATGTTATACATTAAACCCATAAAGTCTTCAGCTGATGGTGGCATCCAAAACTTATACTTACCTTTACCTAGTCCAGCAGCTTTACCAGCGGCTTTACTGTATTCTTCGTTCTTATTAATACCAGACTTCCTTTCTAGTATAGTGTTAAAGTTTTCATCTAGTGTTTTACTAAACTTAAGCTTAGCTTGTCTTACGTCATTTTTTACTTCTGCTATTTCTAATACTTCTTTTACAGCCTTAACATTTTTTATTGCATCATCAGCAAATAAAATATTGTTGTAACCATCAGCTACTTTAGCTATAACCCAATCAGCTTTTGCAGATGCTTTACCATCTTCTAATCCAGTTATGTTTTCTAAAGGTATATTTAATCCCATACCTTTTAGAAAAGCATGTATTGCATAAGAAGCTTCTTGTGGTCTTGCTGTTAATACATATATTTCTTTACTACCAAACTTACTATTTATTTGTTGAGCTAAATCAAAGAAAGGTCCTTTCTTACCATCTATTACTTTATTAAACTCACTAAAATCAAAAGTAGCTCCAGCAGCTTCTAAGTCAGCTGATTCAATAGCAAACTCTGTAGCATTTATTTTTCTTTTCTTACCATCAGGCATTTTAACACCAACCATACTGTTTGATTGAGCTAGTGTGTCATCAAAATCAAATATGCTCATACCCTTATCAGGAGTTTTAGAAAACTTATAGTTGTTGTTTCTTATATCTTGTATCTTATTAAGTCTATTTAAAGCTTGTTGATTTTTTTTACTGTTTATTTTTCCTTTAAAATTAGACCATTGCTCGCCTATTACTTCTCCTTCGCCGCTAACAGATTTCATAGCATACATGTTTGTGTAACCAAACGTAGCAGGATTATAATATAGTAAACTAGCGTCGTCAGTTATGTAATCAAAACTAGATAATCTATCTTGATTAAATATAACGTTTATATTGTTGTCCATTGTTTTCGGAATAATAGCAACAACGTATTGGTCTTGTATTTGTTTTAATGTATATTTTTTATTACCTGAGTGAAAGCTTAATAAATCAAACAAGGCTTTTTCAGTAGGTACCATGTGTTCAAACATCAGTTCACCTTTGTAATTACTTTCATAATGATATTCAACACGAGCAGCAGACTTCAGCATAGAACCCATACCTTGCTTCATTGACATTATCATCATAGCTTTAACACTAGTATCTTCTATTTTAGCTACGTAAGCTAAATACCTATTAACTTCATCAAAGTTTCTTTTTGCACTTTCTTTATAGTCATTATAGTTTTCTACCCACCATGCTTTAGCTTTATTAACTCTTTTACCTTTTACCGCTAGTTTAGTTGATTGTGATACAGCTGGAGGAAAATTAACCTTAACACCTTTATAATGTATTGCGTAAGACATTCCTTGTTTTGTTTTAGTACCTACTACAGTGACATTTGGTATAAAAGCAAATGTATTGTCGTAAAAATCTTTAGCGCTACTATAAGACTGGTATCTTTTTTTAAAGTTTTTACCACCAACAGTGTTGTGAGATTTATGAAGCATTAAACCTTGAAGAACCTTTATCACCTCTTTGTCATTAGTTATTGGCACTTTAGTTTTTTTACCATCTATAATTACCTCTTTACTCATAGAGTCTAAAAAGTAGTTTTTAAGATTTTCTTTAACATTAGCTTGCTTATCATCATTAAAGAACAAATCTCTAAAAGATTCTTTATTTCCAGTTATTTTATTTATGTTATCGTTTTGTTTATTTATTTTTAAATTTAAACTTTCAAAAATAAAAGTTGAAGGATCTATGTTTTTATTTTTTATACCTTTATTTTTAAGTTTTGGATCTAAATATCTACTTATTGGATTAATTATTTCTCCAGCAAAGCTATTTAATGTTTTAGCATCCCAATTAGGAAACTGAACAGCTAGTGCGTTTATTATGTTTTTTCTGTTTACTGGAAAACCTTTAATCAAGTTTATAAACGGTTGGCTTTTTTCAACAAATTCAGCCTTTTGATCTAAATCTAAAACTTTACTAAATTTTAATTTTGAGTCTCTACCTATTTGTTTAGCTATAAGAGATGTTAAAGCTTGATTTTTTAAGTTGTTTTTATTAACAAGTACTTGTTCAGCTTTACTCATTATTTCTGGTTCAGCTAAAACTTCCATTGTTGCATCGTGAGCAAACTCTGTGCCTAACACTTGAGCTAAACTTTCTTTTCTACCACGCTTTAAAAAGTATTCTACTAATTCTTCTTTAGTTTTAGGTAATTTTTCAAACAAAGCATTACCAGCTGTTTTGCTTTTAACTTTCTTATCTAATGATGATTGTGTTGAACCTTGTCTATCAACAACTTTAACAACAAGATCTTTGTATCTATTGTTTATTAAGTTTTGATCCATCATTTCAAAAGCTTCTACTATAAACTTATCTAAAAAGTTAGTATAATCTACGGTGCTTCTACCCATAACATCATACATAGTTTCTTGTAAGTCTAAACCTAATGCTCTACTTATTTCTTTTTGCCATCTTAAATCTGTAATATCAAGAGTTTCAGAAATCTTACCATCTTTATCAACCTCTACTCCAGCTAATTTTTCAGCTTTAACTGGTTTTCTTTTAATATTCATTTTTCTAAGAATATTCAATGAAACAGCTTTTTTGATTTTATTGTGAACATCGCCATTTCTTTCAAAGCCCATTTTTCTTCTCAATGTTTCTTTTACTTTTACAGGAGCTTGTTTAGCTTTTCGTTCGTCAGCAAGTTTTTTGTCTAGTATTTCGTCAGGTAATAATTCTGTAGTATCTTCTATTTGAGTAGCAAAAGAATCACCTTCAGCATTTTTCTTAGCTTCATCTAAGCTAGGTCCTTTGTTTTCGCTATCTTTAAATAAAGCTTTATTAGCAACCATCTTTGATTGAGCTATATTACTACCAAACCATTTAAATAATTTTGCTTTAGCAGGATCATAACCAGCTAATGGATCTATACCTTTTGCTTCTAGTTCTGCTATCTTTTTTGCTGTTTTTGGTCTACCAGCTAGTCTTATAGCTAGTTCTTCTCTAACTAATTCTCTTTGTGTTGAGTTAACGTTTGTTATTAATCTATCTAAATCACCAAACACTATAGCTTCATAAACTTTACCAAAATTACCATTTGGTCCTTGAAATTCAGCTTTTGTTTTTGCATCACCAGCTAAAGCATTTATCTTGTTTTCTAAAGTACCCTCTCCGTCTAGGTTTACTTTACTAAATTTTCTCTTACCTGTCGATGCAATCTTTTTACTAGTAAATTTTTTAAACCTAGCATCTGTTTTACCTGTTTGAAACGCTTTATTATGAGCTATCATGAAGTCTGTAACGTCATCTGCCGTTTTAAAGTTAAGTTCTGCTTTTGGTATACCTAAAGTATCTGATATAAGATCTTTAACACTATCTATAAAAGATTCTATTCTACCTTTGCCTTGTATTTTTCTAGCTATACTTTTGTCTTTAGACATTAAATCTGATAGTTGAGCTAAATACTCATCTGCATTTACACCAGAAACTTCTTCGTTACTGTAGTCTAGTTGTTTGAAATTATCTAAAACCATCGCGTGAATATCTGCATTGTCTTTAGCCATTTTTTGTTTAAAGCTTTCTATAGCTTTTTGTGCAGCTTCACTAGCTTGTTTGTCTTTTCCATTTAACCTAGCGTTTAATGCTTGATGTATAAATTCATGACCAGCAACATTAAGATTTCCTCCAGCGTCAATTGCCACTGTTTTATTAACAATAACTTTACCAGTTTCAGCATCTATAAAACCAGCTTGCCTACCAGCTTTTTCTCCAAATCTTTCTACAACCTCATCGTATTGAAGCACTTCCTGATTACCACCCATAGCTTCAGCTATATCTGAACCAACTGCTTTTTTTAATACTTGTTGGTTTGTGGTTTGTTTATTTTCTTCTAAACCTTTATTTTTTTCAAAATAAGTATTAGTTATATCTTTTATTTCAGATTTTTTATTACTTATTTCATTTTTTTGAGATTGTGTTACTGAACCCTTTGATTCTAACTCTTGTAACTCTGATTCTAATTTAAACAAAGTATCTCTATCACCTTGATCCGTTACTCTAGTATCTAGATTATTTTTTATAATACCATCAGCTCTTCTTTTTGTTAATGGATCTAGTATGGCGCTGTTATTTGTTACATCAAAATCTACTTGAGCAATCTCTTCATCTGTCATACCACCTGTTAACTCCATGAAATCAGCTTGACCATGCTCTTTACCATTTAGTGTATATTTAGATGGCCCAATGTCTTTTGCTGCTTGTACAGCGGCAACAGGTCCACCAACAACTCCTTCGCCTATAAATTCACCAGCTAATTCAACACCATCTAAAGCCGCTAAAGCCTCATCCATTGTCATACCCATACCAATAGTATCTTTAGCAACAGATCCGACAGCCTCAGCAAAAGCACCAGCGGTACCTTCGACACCTACAGCTGCGACTGCTCCTCCCGCAATTCCGAGTGTTTTTGAAACAACACCAGGGGCTGTTTTACCAATAGTTTGTTGTATTGCTCTATTAGCGAGTGGTCCAGCCTTGACTGTTAGCTTCATAGCTAACTTATCTACAACAGCAGTTGTACCACCTTTTATTAAAGATGCTCTTCTCATTTTATTAAACAGCTCCTTGTTCTCCATTAAGCCTTGTAGGTCTTTACCTGTGTAACCCTCTCCTAGCTCTTCCATTATTAACTCGTCTAAAGCATAAGCAGCATCAACTTGTCCTTGTGCTAAAGAATACATAGACCCTAAAAATCCCACGGCTTTCGTACTTATTTTTCCTTTTTTACCTTTTCTAAATTCATTTGCACCAGCTATAGCTGTACTTATACCAACGGCCCTAGCATCTCCAGAGTACAATGAAACTGTGTTTTGTACTAAAGACTCGTAAGCTGTTAAAAGCGCCTGCTTTGGGTGATTTTTAAAAGCTCCAAAAGCCATTTTAGTATCTTCAAAAGCATTTGGTTCTTCACCATTATTATCTTTTTTAAATTGAACTCTTCTGTCCTCTATCTCTTTATTGAAATCTTTAGTGAAATCAGAAATAGGCTGGGGATTATTATTGTTTTTAATGATATTATTAATCTGCTCTTGGTTATACTCGCCGTCAATATCCAACAAAGCGTCGTTCATAGACTTAAGCTTGTCAGCTTTAGCAAATGGAGAATACTTATCCCAAAAACTAGGCTCCTCTTCCTTAGCCATTATCTTCTCTCTATTTGAGGGTTGCTTAGGTTGATTAATGTAGTTCGATATGTAGTTTGATTGTTCTTCGCTCGGACCTGAGCCTGTGTACTTCTGATAAAACGCATTGACCCACTCGTCTGGGTCTTGTTCAGAAGCGAATTGAAGTTTAGTATTCAACTCTTCTTCACTTAGACCTGGACTATATTTTTCGTATAGTTGTCTGTAAAGTTCTTCCATATTATATTGAGTTTGTATCTATACTAGATGATGATGCTGGAGTGCTTCCACCACCAATTATGTTATCCCAATATCTTTTATGATCTGGATTTGTTGGGTCTAAATTTTTTCCTAAAACATTTATAGGTGCGTTGGCTCTAGATCTATATACAACATCAAAAGTTCCATCTCCATTATCAACAACCTCATGTGTACTTGGCCAACCAGGTTCATTTGTAATCATATTTAAATTACCACTTCCCCAGTATTGATCTCTATATTCTACAGATGCCAAAGAACTTTGTGCGTTACCACCACCTGTTGTAGTTGATTTTTGCTTTCTTTCATAACCTTGACCTGCAGCTGATTCCATACCACTAACATACTGGTCTATGACGTATTGTTCTAGTTGTTCGTGATTTTCTTCTTGCAACAACCAACCGTTAGGGTTGTCCTTAGCTATTATAGGCGCATCTAAGAACTTATCTGTAGCTAAAGATAATAAACCTTCCCTACCTTTTTCTTGTACAATATTTCTAACTTTTCTTTCGTACATTGATTTAGTGTAACTATCCCAGCTCCCACCTGATTTATACGATGATTCATTTAGTTGCATTAACTTGTTTGCTCCGTCGGAGTTTTTGTTAAAATACTTAGGTAAGTTGTTACCGTCTATCATACTACCATCTGGTAGTCTAAATTGCAATTGTCCATTAACCAATGTATAATTATGGTTTTCACTAGAATATAATAACTTAAGCATATCTGTATCTGCTCCTTCTGATATTGTTTTACTATCGTAATCTTGTAAGAACTCTGTTTTAGAAGCTTTAAATTGATCTAAGTTTGTACTTATATTTTTAAATTGATTTTTAATACCTTGAAAACCTGACTTAGCTTCTATGTAAGCTGAAGAACCAGGTTTGTTTTTCTTCATTGTTCTAGCCCAGTTGCCAGCTTGTATTTGCATATCTTTAGACCAGTTAGTAACACCATCTCTCATACTTGCAGGAAGTTTTTCAACTTCATATCCAGCTGGTAAGTTATCTATATATGTATCTACTTTCTTATTAAGATAGTTCTGCATGTTTTTATAAGGTACGGGTATTCTACCACCATATCTACCGGGCATTCTACCTTGTTTCTTAGCTATGCTATTTAAATACAAGTCAGCTATACCCGCGTTTTGCGGCCCCATATATGCTCCTTTAATTAAGTTTTGATTTGCCATGTTTCTTTATATTAAAATAATCCGGTCATTGTTTCTTTAAGGAAGTTGCTTTTCCCTGCACCTATTTGATCGGCACCTGATGATTGAGCAGCTCCAACACCTCCAGCTAAACCACCTATACCAGATACTAAAGACTGTGTTGCTTTGTCTCTAGCTGCGTTTGCAGCACCTAATCTTTGTTGTGACATACCTAACATTGTCTCTGTTTTATCTAATTCAGCAGCTCTTGATTGTTGAGCGCCTTGTATTTCTGCAGCTTGATTCTGCATATCACCAGACGCAGCTTGCATTTGATTTCTAGATTCTTGTTGACCTATACTAACAGACGCAGATTGTAAGTTTTGTGATTGTTGACCAGCCATAGCTTGAGCTAAAGCAGCAATACCACCACCACCTGCCGCACCTTGCATGCTACCCATTGTATTTGATAAGGCTTGTTGTTGTTGTTGAGAAGCAAACTGTGCTTGTTGTTGGTTTACTGTTAGGTCTTCATATGCGTTGTCTAGATTACTAGCTAAGTTACTAGTATCTAAGTTTTCATATCTTGCTTTGTTACGGTTAAATTCCGCTTGGGCCTCTCTTTGTTCTCGTTTTCTTTTACCGCTTCCTATAATCCCACCAGCTATTCCGGTAAGACCACCAATAACTGCTCCAGCGGGTCCCATTGCTCCTATCATATTATTTATTTATTAAGTTATTATTATAATTACACATTATTTGCTCGATTCAAAGATTTCAGAGTTAACAGCGAACAACTCTTTCTTAGTTGTAGCTGTAATTTCTAGATCAACCTCTGCGTAGTAACCCACTATACCAGATATATTAGTTTGTGGTGCTTTAGCAAAAAAGATATAGTCACCATTTGAAGGACGTGGAGAAGCGTTAGCTATTTCACAAGTAACTGATGTTTCTGTTACACCTTTACAAGGTCCTATTTCGCTAATAACATTACTCGATGTTTGAAAGTATACTATATCTGCACCAGCATAACTAGTAGAGCTATCGCTGTTTTCTTGTATTGAAACGTTTATAGGGTTGTTAAAGTTTAATGTTATACTAGGCATATTTATTTATTTTTAAACGAATTCAGTTTGAAATAGATTCCAAGACGTACCACCAACTCCAGTTATTCTTAAGTAAGCTAAGAAAGTGTTTGTTGTAGCGGCTTTTGTAAATGTTAAGCATATATTACCATCACTGTGAGGTAAGTTTGATGATCCAGTGGTATCTGATGCTGATGTGAATACTAAGTTTTGAACACCAGATTGATTACCACTACCAAAAGAAGCTCCATTAGGTGAAGCATTACTTCTGTTTCCAGTTGCATTACTAGCAACATCATCATTTGTAATAGTTACTGTTTGAGAGTTTGAGCTAGTAGTGTCAAAGCTAGATCCATTGTATGTAAATAAACCCATACCACTTGGGCCGAATTGTTGTCTTGCTGGAGCTGTACTACTTATACCATCACCAACAAATAATGAATCTGCTTGAACATCCATGTTAGCTAGTGTATTACCAGCAGCGTTGTCAAGGTTAGAGTATAGTATCTCGAATCTATCAGGAACAGTTTGAGCGTTACAGTGAGCTTTAAATGTTCCAGCACCTGTACCTAAAACAATAGGTATTAAATAAACACCAGCTGATCCAGTAGTAGTAATTGAAGCGCCGGGTGAAACACCTATAGCAGCATTAACAGTAGCTGTGTTACTATCAATTGTACCATCATTAGCTTTATAAGTAAATGCGTCTGTAAAATTACTTGAATTATTATGCTCATAATATACTGTGGCTGCAGATAAAGCAGTTCCAGCACTTACAGCAGTTCCTTTACTAGCGTCTGTAAATAAAGAACCTTGACTTGGTACAGATACTATAGTGTAAGTTAAACTATCACTATCAGCATCCGTAGCATTTAACGTTACAAGAACACCACCACCTTTATTAGAAGAAACACTTACTGTGTTAGCTACAGGAGCAGTATTACCAGCTGATATATAAGACTGTAAATCAAATGAAGAAATTACATCATCACCACCACTTACTTCAACCATACCTAACAGTTGAGCAGAAATTGTAGATGCGTTAGTAGCTGTAAAAATTAAACTATTAAAAAATTGTGGAGTAGTTTCGTTTGAACCAAATATAGTTCCACCATTAGATGACATGTTTGTAAATTGTAACACGTTACCAGTAGCATTGTCTATTTGTAAACCAGCTGCTCTAGTTATTGTAAATGTATTTGACATGGAGTTCTCTCCGTTATCAAAGTCAAAATTAATAGAGTTTGGTTGTAATGTTATTGATTTGTTAGCTGATATTGAAACACCAGAAGGTGCGGTACCTGAATAATATAATCTAGCTTGTACTGTTATAGGTAGATCTTGTCTAATTCTAAAAGAGTGAGCTTGTTCACCTGATCCACCAAAGTTAGTTGAAACATTACTACCTGTTAAAATAAAGTCGTAATGATCACTATCTGTTACTGTTGGAAAAGTTATATCAAACTCTTGTTTGCCAGTAGCACCTATTGTAAGGTTTGATATTGAATGTATTGACGTTGAGTCCTCGTTCGTTACAGCTAAACTAAAAACAGCTGTTGGTGTACCATAAACTTTCATTCTTCTAGTAACACCTACTGGATCTATATTTGTTGTTATTATGTTATACGCAATTATTTCAACAACAGGAACAAAATATTGTTCAGCTTTAGCTACAAAGTAAATTTCTTGTCCAGATATATCTTCATTAGGAAAAGTATACTTAACAGTAAAAGTGCATGCTATTATTCTTCCTTCACTATCTAAAGTATTACTAGAAGTTATTAAAGTTCTATCGTTATTGTCTTGAGATATTATATTTATAAGAGCTCCTTTTAAATTATGCTCAGAAAAACTAAAACCACTATTAGCTGTAAATGTTTTATTAAAAACAATAACTTGTGTTCCAAAATTACCACCAGCGCTATAGTTTGATGTTCCAGAGGTAGTTGTTGTATTGGTTTCTTCTGTTGTAAAACTACCAGTTAAAGCGTATTGTCTTAATATTGCGGCACCATCAACATCTATAGTTAGTGTTGTGTCTGCAGATGGCATTACAAATGTATCTGTTAAATCTACAGCAACTAAAACAGTATTACCTAATGTATTAGCCGTACCACTGTTAGAAAATGATATACTTGATATACCAGATAAACTACCGGTATTGTTTGTAAAAGCAGCAGCAGAAACTACGTAACCAGGTTTAGGCGTTATGA